GGACATGATGGCTGCGCCTGCCTGCAACAGCGCCAGCCCCATGTTCTGATCCTTCATTTTGCCCAGCTCGCCTTCGCGTTTGGACAGGCGTTCTTCGCGGCCCTTGTAAATATCCGAAAACTTTTTGTGGATGGCGTCCAATCCTTCCGCCTCTTCCCTACGCGCTTGCACGCGGGCATTTGTCAGGTCCGTAATCTTTTGCGAAAAAACACTATCTGTAGAGGCAGGTGCAGGAGCGCCGTCAAGAGCTTTAAGCAACGCGTCAAACCCGGTTTCTTTTTTTGCAACGGGCTCTGCCGCAGGGCCTTTCCGGCCAGTATCGGCAGTGGGCGCGGTACCGGAAGTAATCAGCGGCTGCGCGGTTGCGGCTACCCCCGGCTTCATACGCGGGTCTTCTTGACGTCGGAAGTTGGGGTCGGTTGGGGACGGCTTGGGCTGCATACTGGCTTTCAGTGCGTCCAACTGCGCCTGTGCCGCTTGGGCTTGCGGCGCTTTAGCAGCTTTTAAAAAAGCCGTCTGTTGTTCCAATTTAGCCAGCTGCTTGCGTCTTGCTTCTTCGGCTGCGCGAAGTTCAGCCGCCGCTGCTTGTTCAGGGCTCATTCCGCCAAAGCCACTGAACTCCCCCGTCAAAGAACCAAACTCGCCAGAGTAACGCTCAACATCACCACCGTCAGCAAACGCAACGATGCCGCCACCTGCGAAGTTCATATCGCCTGCGGGGAGCTGGCCAATACCCATATCTTCAGGCATCTGCTGGGACTTCTGTCCTGTGAACTCTTTGTACTCGGCTTCTTTCCGCGCATCAAGCATCTGCGCCAGTCTTGCAAGCTGCTCTGGGTTTGCGCCCTGCATGTCACCCATGCGGGCGATTTCTTGATCAACCACCTTGGGCTGCTCTTGCATCTCACCCTGACCGGCAGCACGCATTTCTTTGCGGCGGTTGGACTCCGACATGGCCAGCGCCATGATGTAGGGGTCGTTCTTGTGCATCTGCGCATACTGCTGCAGCTGCTGGTCAGGCAACTTGGCCAGCGTGGAGGTGATTTTGTTGACGTCGATCATGGCCTACCTCAGATTTTTGACAGGGCCAGCTCAGCCAGACCTGCCGATTTTTTCTTCACCGCACCGCCCTTGGCCAGTTTGCTTGCGCCGTATAGCGCAGTGCCTGCACCGATTAACTGAGAGCCTACGCTGGGAGGCGCTTGGTACATTGTTTGGGTTGTGCCCATAGGCGTGCCGCGCAGGATGTTCGACATGAACTCCAACTGCTGATACGGATACCGCTGTGCTGTGGCAAAGTCCTGCGCGCGGGCATTAAGAATCGCCTGTTGCTGCGCTTGCTGCTGAGCACCAAACTGGTTTTGCAGGTTGAGGATGTCGCGTTCCTGACCGAACTGTTGCTGCCCCAGAGCACCCAACTGACCTGCGCCCTGCAAGGCCGCCTGCAAACCCTGAAGGCCCAGACCCGCGCCATACTGACGTGACTGCTCACGGAGCTGCTGCTCAGTGTTGAATTGCTGCTGACCACGAGCAAACGCATCTTGCAAACCCCGAGCTTGGATGTCGCCTTTTTGGGTTGCCAAGTTACGCGCAGCTTCTGCGTCCATGATGGCTTGGCGGCTACCGCCAAACGCGCCGGACTTAACAGCCTGAGCACCGCGCTGTGTGCCTGCAATATCGGCCTGTCGCTGAGCTTCCCGCTGCTGAATGTTCACCACATTCTGCATGTACGGGTCCATGTACTGACCGGCTTGTGCGCCAAACTGACCCGTGGCATAGGGGTCATACTGCATACCCAGTCCGCGACTGGCAGCAGTACCTGCAAGCCCCATAGCCGTCCCCAGCTGTGGAGAAGTCTGCATACCGCCAGCGCGTTGATACGCCTGTTGTTGCATGGGGTCCATGCCAGCAACCACTTTGCTGGCGTCAAACCCAATCTGGTTACCCGCTTGATCGTACTGCCCAGCAAAACTTTTGAACGGGCGATCCGTAGTCAACGCTTCCGTTTTTGCAAGTGATCTCTCCGCAGCGGGTTTGGCCCAATCGGGCAGGTCAACAACTTGGGTGCTTGTGCCACCCCCACCCCCACCACCACCACCATAAATGATGCGACCGCCTTCGTTGCGGGTAACGGAGTCGCCCAACGGCTCGCCAAATGCTTCAAGCTGTCTGCGGGAATAGCTCATATCTTCACTCCAACAATTTTGTACTTTTCTTCAAAGCCGTAACGTGACCAGAGCCGGGCGATGGCTTCTCTTGCAGCACCTTCAATACAAGTTGCGCCCAAAGAACGCAGCAGCGCTTTGATCTGCTCAAACGTCTCTTCGTTGCTGATCAGCTTGCCGCCGATTGTCGTGATGAATGCAACGCGGTCATGCGGACGGCTGGTAAACATCACTGTTGCCGCTCCTTGTACACCTTCATCATTCACCGCTACGACCAGCAGTAGCTGGCCTGTGACCAGCAAAACCTTAACCGACTCCAGCGTGTAATCGCCTTTGGAGTGCTCAAGCGCCGATGCAATATGGGACTCCACCAGAGGCCAGACTTGGTGGACATGTCCTACATCAACGCGTTCAATTCTCATGCTGGCAGCAGCCGATCGGCTTTGGAGTTAACGGCTACACGGTCTTTACCCGTGGTCTTGCCACGAGCTTTTTGAACGCGGTCCATCATGGCGTACAGCTTGCGTGCGCCAGCTTCCGTGGAGCCATTACCTAGTTCAGAAACGATACGAGCAGGGACAACGAACTCACCATCAGCAAGACGCGCTGGGCGCTTGTTCGCAATCGTTGCAGGAATGGAGTCAGATACACCATCGCCGGGTCCTTTCAAAAGCCGACCGCCATCGGAGTAGTCACCGAGGTGGGAGATACCCCCTGCAGCAAACATCTGACCGCCGTTGGCCATCATGGTTTCCATTTCATTGCGGTCGGACAACGCTTCGATTGGGCCACCTGCTGCGTAGTAGCTCGGGGTTCTGCCCAGCTTGTCTCGCGTACCCACAGGTACTTGCGTATAGCTGCTGGTGTTGGGGTCGTATGTGTATTCGTAGTTGGGGCCGCTGCCAGCGTAAGGCTTTGCCGCATCGGGCTCCAACGTGGGGGCCAGTGCAGCGAGACCGAATTTAGCTGCTTGTGCTCCGCCGCCCATGGAGGACAGTGCAGCAGAGCGACCAGCTTCAGTGCCAAGACCCTTAATGCCTGCACTCAATGCGCCTGTGTTGCTCGCCGCGCCGGGCATAGGCCCCACAAAACCGGGGTTTGCGGCAGACGCCGCCTGACTGGCAGCCGCATTACCCGCGCCCATCAAGCCACCAGTCAACCCAGCGCCGCCGTATGCGCCAAGCCCTGCCATCAGACCTTTTTCCAAGCTACCTGTACGGACGGTTTCCAGCCCACCCATCCCTAGCCCAATCATCCAAGGGGCGGCAGCGCCGCCTGTGGCTGCAGTAATGCCAGCACCGATGAGCATGGGCAGCATTCGCTTAAGGAAGTTGGCTTCGGGTAAACCCGTATCTGGGTTGAGCGTCAGGGTGCCGCCTGCAGCCATGGCGAGCGCTTGGAGGCCCGAGACTTCCTCTGGGGCCATGTGAACCAACATGGTGTCGCCTTTGCGCCCACGGCTGGCAAGGTGTTGTGCAGCAAGTTCTAGGCTCATTGGGGCCTCACGGAATGGGGGTTGATTGAGTCTATCATGGGAGAACCGAAGAGACAAATGAAAGTGTGGCCACCACAGAGGGGATGGACGGCATCGGGAAGGGGCTGGTCTGGGCTGCGGTAGCGTCAAAAGTCACGGCTGTATCGCTGGCCGCTGCCCACATTTCAACGGTGTCCCCGGCGGTCAGTTGCACATAAAAGTTGGCCGCTGCAATGACAAACCCCGGAATACCCCCGTGGCTGGAGATGACGTCAAACTTACTGCCTGTCCCAGTCACGTCGATGTTGTTGATGCGCAGCCAAATCCACGCAGAGTGAATCTGGCTGTCGGTGTTTTTCAACTGGACACTGAACTGATAGTTGTAAATGCCGGACTGGTTGACCAAGATGCCGTCCGTGCCATCGTTGACGCAGCCGTTGATAAAGTCGGTCTCGTCAAACGTGATTTGCGTAGCGGTGTTGACCGTGAAAGTCTTGTCCGTAGTGCGCTGAATGGCAGCGTACGGGAAATTCAGGTACTGCCCTCCACGAGGACCAACCAACGTGTTGACATTGCCATTAAGCTGGTTGAAATACAGCCGCAGCACATCGCTGTGCTGGTTGTGAAATCGCGTCTCGTACGCTTGCGGAGCAGCGGGCAGTCGTGGCGGTACAACACCGAGAAGCTGGGTCATGCTTATCTCCGACCATCAGGCCTGATGTCAAGTGACGGAACGCCAAGCTGCCACTGCACACCCAAACCGTCCGAGCTAATACGGAACGCCATCTGGCGACCACGGACCCGGACATACACAATCTCGGTGAACTGTTGCACCGTGTAGTTGCGCTGGCCTTGGTAGTTCTGCGTACTGGTCACTGTGGGAGATGCGGCAGGGCCGTAGTTTGAGCCGGGGTTTTGCCGTGGGCGCAGCGTCATGGTGACCGACGGGTTGTTGACTGTTGAACCGTCAAAGGTGACGTCCGGGATCATGCGCCATGCAAAGCCGTAGTTGTGTCCGTCCCCAATGTTCACGTCGGCTGACTGGCAGAACGAAACGATCGGGCTTGGTGGGTTTGTGGTGCCGTCATCCACACCACTTTCGTGGTAGATCAACTGGCCGTTGTAGCCCGCAGCGGTGGGGCTATCGCGCAGGGGGGTGTCCAGCCATGCAGTGCGTGCAAGGTTGCCGTAAGACCAGATTTTTTCCACGTGGTTGTAAATGACATAGCGGTCAACCACTGTGGAGTTGGCCGAGCAGTAGAACCACCAGACTTCGTTGAAGCCTTCATTGGTACCTGCGAAGAATTGGTACTGCTGCTGCAGGTTGATGTCCCCGAAGATGTACTGGCGCAGGGGGCAGTAGAGCGTTTCCACACGACCGGAGTACATGTAGAACTTGTCGTAGCCCATCCAGTACACGACGTTGGACGCTGTTGCAGTGACGTTTGGCCCCGCAATCGAAATGTTGTCGCCCAGAATTTGGAAGCCCCAAACAAACGGAGGGCCAAGGTACTGCATGGAGTACACCGCTGCGTCAGTAAACACCAAAATTTCTTGGCGGGTTTGCTGGTGCGCCACAATGGACGAGCCCGTACTCAGGCGGTAGCTACCTGCTTGGTTGGTAACTGCCGGAGACCACAAGGCGTAATTTTCCTGATCGGACCACCGAACTAGAAGTGGGTCTAAAACAGCGGAGCCATAGTCGTTGCAGCCAAAAGCGATCGTGAAGCGCGAAGCATCAGAGATGGCCACTGCATTGGCCACCGTTGGGCAGTCCGTATCTGTTGTGTATGGTGACGGGCTTGCGGGGGACAGCAGCACGGCGCGGTCATATGTGCTTGGGCTGGGGTTGACTTTCCACAAATACAGCCCGCCCCCGCGAGGATTCAAGATCAAGTCCTGCCCGTAATTGTCTTGGCTCCATAACCGCAACTGAATGCCCACACCAATACCGGCGGGGGCAGGGGCCCCCCAACCTGTAAGCACACCCGCAGTGTTTCCGCCCCAACCACCTGCACCCCAACCTGTGCCAACCGTAAAAATCTCACCGCCAACGGATATTTGGTAGGAGAAGGTAGCCGCCCCTGTAGTGCCGGAAGACGTGGCCGGGGAAGACACAACAATGCTGTACGTGCTTGAGTCGATGTATGTGATCCTGAACTCGCGGTTTAGTGCGGCTGCAGGGATGCCATTAACTGCGCCAGCTACACCGGAGATGGTGACAAAATCGCCTTCTTGACCGCCGTACCCGGCATCGTTGACCACCACTGTAGTGGAGCCGTTTACCGTGGTAAATGCATTGGAAGCCACGGTGTTGACATCCCGCAAAGGCGTGACGTCGTAAAAAGAACCGCCGCTACTGTCTTGAATGTAGTACTTAAGGTTGGTGCCGATACCCATCAAGTTAGCGCCGGACAGCGTGATCCAGTTCCACAGAGAGCGGGCTACGCCCCAGTATGACCCTGCCGGTGGCTGCAGTGTCGATGGTGTTGTGCCGGTATCCTTAACCCAACCGCCCAGCTTTTCGGGATAGCCCGAGCGAAAACGCACCTTGTCCATCTCGAACCAAGTGCCTTCATTGGCCAGCGTTGTCGATTCACGGTTTACACCGGGGCGCAGTTGGAGTTTCTGTAAGGGCATCGTTTACCTCAGTTTTCCAGCATTTTCGCACTTAACTCAGGAACAGCGCAATCTCAGCCTCACGGCGTTTGACCAGACCCGGCAAGACTTTCCCACCCCCCTTGGTCCAAACCCGAAACGCCTCTGCTGCGCCTTCCCAATCCCCCCGGTTGGCTTTCATGCGGATGGTGCTGCGCTGGAGATTGCCTAGCCCAAAGTTAAAGGAAATAGAGACAAGAGCGTCGAAAGAGCCCTGACGCCCAACCACACCGGGAACAAGACGAAGAACACCCCGTTCAAAATCTCTGACGTCAACTCGGAATAGTTCGTTGATCTCTTCTTTCGTCCAGACACGGTTGTCCTCCGGCTTCAGCGGAAACTCGCTGCGGATCATGGGGATGTCGGCTTTGGTCTTGCCCGGTGGCCGAACCATAGGGAGCCTGATCTGCTCTTGGTACAGGACGTGGCCGTAGCCAATCGTCCAGATGTGGGCCGGGCAAAGGTATGGCTTGTTCCTACACCCCTCAAAGCGGTGCATCAGGTCTTCCCCGGCTTTGCTCAGTTTCACTTCTTGCTCCACTGGCGAGAACCAAACCAAAATCCGATGATGCCGCCCAGCATGGCCATCTCGTCGCTGGAGAAAATCAGGTCGGAGTAGCGGATTACATCGTCAATGCTGGTGATCAGACCCGGCTGCTGGTACAGATACCAAGCCATGAAAGCGTTGATTGCCACCAGCTCCAGCACGAAGATGTAAGTTACTGTTGGGCGCACAGTGCCCACATAGCTGGACACCCATGAAGCGGCCTTCTCAAGCACCTTGGCATCGTGGGCCAGCGCTGCCTCGGTCATCTTGGCATCGGTCTCCATCGCTACCTGCTCGGTGCGGATTTCCTCGATCTTGGCCTGTGCGGCAAAGCCAGCAGCGGCCAGTTGCAACTCACGCTCGGTTTGGACTCGGGCCAGCGCCAGCTCGTGTTTCTGATCGGCCTTGTTTTGGAAGTATTCCAGCAGCTTGGGCAGGCCGGAGATCAGCAGACCCCCGAGAGTTGAAATAAGTGAAAGCATCAGTTACCCCTTTTGGTTAGCATGGCGCTGGCAATCTCCAGCATGAATTTTACTTGTTGGATGTCCTGCGGTGGCTCTGCCCAGCCCACTGTGATCTGCCCAACAAACCGATAGCTGTCTGGCGGAACGCTCACCCGGCAGGTGTACCCAACGCCCTTCTCCAAGTACCACAGGCCCACTTCGGACTGCGCGTAGCGGTACTCCCCGCAAGGAATTTCGTTGGTCATCAGCTTGACCACATCCGAGTTGTTGGACGAATTCTGGCTGAACAGCCCAACATCAATGTCCTCAATGCTCTTGTCCCTGCCGTCCTTGGTGTACGCCCTGTAGACCGTCCGGCTATTGAAAAGTGGGTTGACCTTAAAGACCGCCACCACTGTGGCCCCAGTTTTTTTCATCAGCATCGAGCCTACGTCGTCAGCTCGGCTGGTGTTGATCTCCGGCAGCTTCTTGGATTCCTTGTAGGCGTCCCGCATGAACTCTTGGTTCTGCCACAGGAAGTACCCGGCAAAAGCCACCACGCCCATGATGAGGATGGCAAACAGCTTAAACGGCGAGTCCACATACCCGAGCACCTTGTCGAGCGTTGTGTTGGCGTTTAACTTTTCGTCGCTCATCGCAGGTGCAACATGTACAAAATGATGCCGTAAATAATCAACGCAGCCAAGACCAGCGAGGCGATTCCAATGGCAATGTACTCAACCAGTTGCTCCAACCTGACCCTGCGTAGCCTTGCTGCTTTTTCTGCGGCTTCTTTGGCTTCCCTGCGCTTACGAGCAGCTTGCGCTTGGAACTTCTGCCAGTCAGTCCACATGCCCGGACGGCCAGCGTAGACCATACGCTCACGCAGCTCTTCTTCTTGCTGGCGCAGTTGCTCCAGCGCCATAAACTCTTCAAGGTCAGAGCCGCCGCCTTTTTTGTTGGCGCTTTCCTGAATCTTTGCCTTGTTGTCAAAGTAATCAAAGACCTTTGAGCCGAGCGCAGACAGCTCTTTGCCGTTGGCGAGAGCCGTTTTAATAACCGAAAACGCGGCGTTTGCGGCAGCAATTTCGGCCAACATACCGACTCCTTACTACAACACAGGGTTACGCAGTACGCTTCCACATTGCCACAGTGATGTACGGCTGGAGGTTGGCGTTAGTGCCGCTGGAGCCCGTGGAATCTGTGGTAAACGAGTGACTATGTGTTCCAGCAGTGGAAGTCAGACCGCCATCAGGAGTCTGGGAGGTTCCGTTGAGGGTATACAATTCAAATCCACCACCACCCCCAGTAGCCGCCAGAGACTTCGTAGAGCCAACTGTGGGGGAGTATTGTGAACTGGAATCAGTGCCGCCATTATAGACAGCGAAATGCTGATGTCCGCCAGTAGTATTGGTATTCCCTGTATGGGTGTGCGCAACAACAATAGCATCTTTGCTACCGCCAGTCTCTTCTAAAACATCAAACAGTGGATCACCAGCGTTCAGACCCACCATGACTCGGCCAGCGCCAAATGCAACCCATGTGCCAAACCCAAAAAGAGTGGCGGGGTTAGTGGTTACACCTGCGTTGATGTAGATCGAGCCGACAGGGTACATGCGCTGTATAGCGGCTTGAACAAAGCTCGTGTTCGCAATAGCCATTGTTGCATCCCCCAACCCCATTGACGGTGCTGTCGGGGTGCCGGTAAGCGCAGGGCTTGCCGATAATACTGTTGACCCGGTACCAGTGGATGTATTCGTTCCAGTACCGCCTTGGGCCACAGCAAGAGGAGTGGTAAGCGTCAGACTGGAAAGGTGGTCGTTCTGCACGCGGAAGTTGGTTCCATCCGACCAAACCGTCATGGTTTTGCCCGCAGGGATAGCCACCCCAGTACCCGCTGCGGTTGTGTTGCCCAGCACCGTGGAGTTGTAAATCGTAGCCGCATACGCGCTGGCGTTGTAGATGACGTAGGTCTTTTCGGCTGGGGGAGCGTAGACGTTGAACACTGCGGTGGTGGTTGTGGTCAGCGCAATTGACATATTGCGTGACTGGTCAGCAGCGCCGTTGAGCGCGGTCAGCGCTTGGTTGGCCGAAGTGATCGACACTGAGGTGTAGCCTGCAATCGCAGACTCAATCAGCTCACCAAGGTTGGTGTTGGTCGTGTTGCCCCACGTACCGGCTTGTGTGCCGGTCGTGATGAGTTCAATCCGAAGACTGGGGGAGTAGGTGCTCATGGAAAGTCCTTACGGTTGAATAGTTGGCTGCCAGTTTGGGGCATCGTCGGTATTGATCTGCGTCCACCCAGAGCCTTGGGAGTTGGTGATATTTTGCCAGTTTGGTGTCTGGTTGTCATCAATTGGGTTCCAGAGGTATGCGCCAATCAGGCTGTCAGAAGCCCTCGCTCCTTCTGTCGGGAGGGCGGCGTTGTAAATGCTGCCGGGGGCATTCTGAGAATCAAACGCCGCAGCCACCGCCGCAGCCACCGCACTGAACACGGATGGTGCAACACTGGACTCATCCAGCGCCGTGGCTGTTTCGATGATCGGGCCATTGAACACAGCGATGGAAGCTGCGGAATCCTCTGCGGTGGTGGACTCGGATACTGCGGTGGATGCAACGAAAGCTGTGGCCGAAGAATCTGATCCTGAAGCGCTTTCGGACAGACTGGATGACCCCGTGTTGGCCCCTTGGGGGGCATCAAAGGCTACGGCGCTTTCCGCCGAAGCTGCGCTGAATATGCTGGCTACGACGGCAGCAGCGTCTTGCGCAGTGGCGGATTCCGTCACAAAGCCTGTGAACAAGAAAGTGGCCAAGGCAAACTCTGCGGCGGCGGCGGCTTCGGAGACACTCCCAGAAAAAAGCAGACCCCCAGCAGCCAAATCTGACACAGTGGCACTGTCAGACACCAGTGAGTTTAGGATGGCCCGCGCCACCACTGACTCCTGGCCTTGGGCACTTTCGGAGATGATGGCCGCAGCGAGAGTCCGCGCTGCACTGACCACATCCGATGCCGTGGCAGCTTCCACGACCTCTGCGTAGAACGCCCTGACGGCGTCAATGGCATCGGCAACCGTCACCGACTCGCTAAGCGTGCCGAGCAACACCGCGTTTGTTGCGCCTGTCTCGCTGCCCGTGGCTAATTCGGATATGGTGGGGTTGAACGTGCCAAGGCTTGACTCACTGCTGTTAGCGGAGGCGCTTTCAATGATGAACACTGCAATCGGCCCACCGCCACCAGCTTCAAAGTACCAGCCAAGAGAGCCGTTGTTTGTTGAGTTGTTACCTGCATACCAAGTGGCGTCAAGGCTGTAAGCGCGAACACCTGTGATGGTGAGGTAGTCAATCGCTGGCTGCGCAGCTTGTCCTGTTCCGGTGTAGACCAGCGTTGCAGGGCTGGATGCGGAAGTTCCCTGAACCGTCAGAACCCGACCAGCTTCGCCTGATGCCGTGAAGTTGCCCACCCTTTGGGTTGTTGTGCCCATTGCAATCGTGGTGGCCCCAGTGGCTTTGTAGCTGTTGGTGATGTTGGCAAAGGTGTTGTTGCCTGTGATCGTCAGCGTACCTGCGCCTCCTTGGTCAAGCGTGATGCCGGAGTAGGAGATGTCACCACCAGCAAAAGTCTTGGCTGACGCAGATGTGAGGCTGATCGTGCCTGTGCCTGTGACTGTGAGGTTAGTGGAAGTTTGCGCGGCCCATGCGGTAGTCCCTGTTCCAGTGCTAGTCCAAGTCCCTGAACCTATTGCCAAAGTTCTGACATTGGTCCCCGTGGCACTAAGACCAAGCCCAAGAGTGGCGTTGTACCCTGCCGCATTAAATGTCCCTGAACTTAGTGTAAGTGTACGACTGGTTGCAAAAGCATCTTGTAGTGTCACAGAGCCGCTTGGAGTGGCGATTGTGAAATCTTGAGTAAACGTCCTCCCAGCACTCGTAATCGTCTGACTGCCGCGCCCTGCAAACGTCAACGTGCCTGTACCCGTCAGCGTAGTGCCTGTACCGTTGATCCAGTTGCCGTAGATTGCAGGAGTTTGAGTACCTACGGCCAGCGTCATTGTGTTGCTGGTACGGGCACTCATGTCGATTGTGCCGATGTTGTAGTTGGCGTTTAAACTAAGAGTTCCGCCTGCTGTGGGGACCGTAGAAGTTACAACAACCGTGTCTTGTGCCAAGGGAAAAGCCGTAGTCGTTTGTGCGCCGCCTTGTGTAGTGGACCAGATTCCAGAACCCCAGTTTGCGCTTGAAAAAGAGCCTGTTGGATACACCGTCTTAGGCGCATCAAACGTAATCCCGCTGTTACCTTTGCAGTCACCCAAGCGAGTACCAGACACAGGAGCGGCAGCACCAGCAATGGTGATGTCACGGAAGTCGATGTCTGTTAGGGATGCAACAGCAGCACAGGTCAGTGTGCGTGTTGTGCCGAGGGAGTTGGACTGCACGAACGTCCGCACCGTTGCATCGGCCCCTGCGGAGAGCGTCAAAGTACCTGTGATTGTTTGGTCAGCCCCAAATGATACGACTCTAATACTCGAAGTAGTAAAAGCAGAAAATGATAAATTGCTGAATGTGTTGACCCCAAGAATTGATATCGTGGATGTGGTATTGGCCGTAAAACTGACATTATAAAATGTTTGCCCACTACCTCCGCTAATTGACGGGCCTCCACCAGATAAAACAATACTGGAAGTTCCAGTATTAAATGTTAAATTTGTTGAGTTTGTGAAAATTATGGCCGAGCCTGCGGAAGTAAAAGTTACCGTGCTACTCCCAAAATTAATCGTGCGGTCATTTGTGTTTGACGACGATAATTGCAAAAGTGTCAGATTGTAATTGCCCGTATCAAATGTTCCATTGGTGACAAGAAAACTCGCTGTTGCACCGAAATCTGCGGCACTACCTAAACTCCACCCGCAATTAACACCGTTCACCGTGATGTCGGAAGAAAGAGCAACGCCGTTTGTTGTCAGCGTCCTGCCAGTTGCCGAACCAGACAGCGTAATTGCACCTGTGTACGTCCGAGTTAGCCCCGTAGCTGGAAGCGTCACGTTGCCGTGAACGCCGACAATCGCAGTTGAGCCAGCCAGCGTCACGTTGCCAGAAGCAGGGCCAGCAATAGTCAGTGCTTTGCAACGGATGCCGCCTGTAACAGCGTTCACTGTGGCTGTGTAGGCTGTTGCGTTGCTGCCAGAATCAAACACCACATCGTCATGGCTGCGGGGCACAGAAGCGCCGCTACCTGTGCCAGACGTTGTAGACCATCGTGCCGTGTCAGACCAGTTGCCCGAGCCGCCCACCCAGTAGCGTGTGCTGTCTGCGGGTTTGGCTGTCAGGTACAACGGAGCAGTAGCACCGGTAGCTGTGCTGTTGGCTCCAGCGTAGAACTCACCGGGACTTGTTGCGCTGACTGTGGTTGTACCAAGGGCAAGGTAATCAACACCCGACACTGCGGCGCCAGCAATCGTCAGCGCGGCTGTGCCAGTAACCGTGACCACGTTACCTGCTGTGCCTGTGACTGTCCAAGCGCCAAAGGTTTGCGTGGTTGTGCCGAGAGCAATGGTATGGGCTACGGTTTTGGTCGAGGCAAGTTCGGTGAACTGGTTGTTGCCACTGATGGTCAGGGTTGATGTTCCGGTTGCGCCGCCAATGGTGAGGCGGTTATACGACATACTTCCACCAATAAACGAGCGACCAGTTGTGGTGGTATTAGATAAAACAATGTTGGCAGTGCCTTTATTAAAGTTACTTATTCCAGATGACGACAGGTTCCAAACAGTGCCGGTTCCAGCAAGAGTCCATGTACCAGCGCCCATCTTTAGCGTTGTAAATTGCTGCCCTGTAAATGTTCCAGTTGTCACGTTGTAGGTGACAGCATCAAACGTACCGCTGGTCAGGGTCAGGGTTCGGTTAGAGCCAACCGTCAAAGCATCTGCAAGTTGAACAGTACCTGTGGCGCAGGCAATGGTGACGGGGCAACCAAAAGTTACACCGTTGCTGGTAATGGTTTGAGTGCCTCGCCCACTAAATGTAAGTGTTCCGCTGTTGTCAAATACGGTTAGCCCTGTTCCTAATAGCCAGTTACCATACACCACCCCAAGCGCCGAACCACTGGTGTTAAACGTCATTGCGCTTGTACGGGCAGAAGCGTTAAAAGTACCAATGTTCCACGCCTGATCTATTGAGATGAGGCCCGTCACGCTGCCTGTGTTGTCAAACACAGCCGTGTCCTGCGCCAATGGGAAGTTATTCAAAGCAGGCGTTCCACCCGACCCCGGTGCCCAAGCCGTAGCACTCCAGTTTTGAGTGCCAGCCAAGTTCCAGTACACGGTCTTGGGTGCAGGGAACGTGATGCCTGTGTTGCCACCGCAGTCTCCTGCGCGTGTGGGCGACGATCCTGCTGCTGCACCTGCAATCGCAATGTCACGGAAGTCGCAGTCCTGTGCAGAAAGGCTGTTGACGGTCAGTGTGCGGGTTGTGCCAAGGGTGTCAGAGCGCAAGAAAATGCGGCGTACTGCTGTGGCTCCGGCAACGGTGAGCGCCCCTGTGATGGTTTGGTCGCCAGAAACAGACACTCCTGTCAATCCCGCACTCGAAGGAGCGGTAAAAGATAAGTTCCTGTATGTAGCCACGCTGCTGAGTTGCCTAAGACCGCCAGCACCAGTAAACGAAACATCGTAGAAAGTTTGAAAAGCCCCCGTAAAAGATACCGTGCTTGCAGAAGAGCAAACAATACTGGATGTTCCGCAGTTGAAAGTTAGATTGACAACACCAAAACTTACCGGAGATGTTCCACTCAACGTCACCGTACTTGACCCAAGACTGATCGCCCTGACGTTTGAGTTGCTGGATGACAAAGAGCCAGCAGTGACGTTGTAGTTCTGTGTATTGAACGTGCCGTTGGTGACGGTGAGGGTGTTTGATCCAATGTTCAGCGCATCGGCAAGCTGGACTGTGCCGCCGTAGGAGTCAACGGTGATGCCGCCAGCAAACGTCTTTCCTGCGCTTGTAATAGTCTGGGTGTTGCGGCCTGAGAAAGTTGAAATACTTGCGCCCGTGATGGTGACACCTGACCCAAGTTTAAAATCACCGTAATAGGTCGATGTTCCAGTATCTAAAGTAATTGCCGCTGTTCTTAAAGACGCATCAATGGTAGACATGGCCATTGGTGTAGATGATGCCAGTGTCTGAATTGTTGAACCTGCGCTGCTGTTGTCAATTACCGCAATATCTTGAGCCAAAGGAAAATTGTCTGTGTTGGGTGTTCCGCCAGACGTAGAGGCCCAAGCATTGGCTGTCCAAGCGTTTGTTCCGGCCAAGTTCCAATACACCGTCTTGGGCGTACTGAACGTGATGCCACGACAGCCGCGCAAGTCACCAATGCGAGTGCCAGAGATCGGAGCAGCAGTGCCGATGACGTAGATGTCACGGAAGTCAGCATCAGTCAGGCTTGGTGCGCTGTTGATGGTGAGGGTTTGGGCAATTCCGTAGGTTGCTCCAGAAAACCAAAGCCTTCGGTTACCTGCTGTGCCAGATGTTGAAAGAGTACCGTTAATGGTTTGGCGAGCAGCAAAAGTAGTTTGAACCACTGCCGCCACTGACGGACCAACAAACGCAAGATTATTAAATATATTTACACCTGTAATACTATTTCCCGGAAGCTGGCTTGTAGTCCTGATTCCGGTAAAAGCTACGTTATAAAAAGTTATAGGGCTACCTGTTGTTGGGCCGGACAATGTAGCGGTTGTAACAGATGTAAAATTTATTTGCGAAGTGCCAGCATTAAATGTTAGTCCGGTTGAATCTGATATGTTTAATATAGCCGCACCAGCAGCAGTCAAAGTTATTGTGCTGCTACCCAGATTGATCGTCCGTGTGTTGCTGTTGCTGGACGACAGGGATGTGGCAGTGACGTTGAAGTTGTTGGTGGTGAAGGTGCCCTGTGTGACTGTAATCTGCCCAGAAGATGTCAAAGCATCACCCAAAGTCCATGTTGCAGTAGAAAGTGCAAGAGGCGCAAGGGATACACCACCAACTGTTTTCCCCGCTGTTGTGATTGTGTAACTGCCACTTGCGGCGGTAAACTGAAAAGTTCCGGTATGCGTAAATGTGACCCCTGCATTTAACGTCAAAGAACCATCTATGCGGATGTTGCTACTACCAGCAAACGTACCCGTAAAGCCTGTTGTTGTTAAGTTTCTGCAAAATACCACTGCGGTAACAGTAACCGTCACCGCACCAGACGCTGCGTTAAAGAACACATCGTCAGCCGCAGTAGGTTCGCTTGCGCCGCCAGCGCCGCCAGACGTGGCAGACCACTTGGTGCCCGCAGTGCCGTCCCAGTTTGCTGTACCGCCAACCCAAAATCTGTCGGCCATGCTTACTCCTCGGCAGGAGTTTCTGGGGCTTCTTCAACGGGAGGCGCTGTAACGATGGCGATCCAGTTGTCCACGCGCTGCTGCTTCATGGCTTGGATTTCGTCATCGGTGAAAGTGTGGTCGTCCGGCAGATGCAAAGCATCGCGGAACATGCCGTGGGGGGTGTCAAATTCAAAGTCGATTTTCATGCTCATCTCCAAACGAAAACACCCGCCGTAGCGGGTGCTGCACCAAACTCAAGGTGTCACCCGATCAAGCTGCGTCGAGGCTGAAAGTGTAGGTCACGTTGAGCGTGTCGCCACTCACCACTACGCGGTCACCAGGGGACTGGAAATCCGAAGCCGAGAACAAAATTCCTGACGTACCTGTTGCCACGCTTGCCAAGAACGCTCCAGCTACAGTGCCGCCAGCGCCAGTGATGCCAAACGAGGCAGGAGATGCGCTGTTGTCGATCACCGATGGGTCAGCCGTGGTGGCCGTTCCGAACACAGCCGTCTTGCGGTTGCCGGAGTAGTTGGTGAACTCTGTCCATGCCTTGGAGGCAAGCGTGTCTGTGGCGGCGATTGTGGTGCCGGAGCCGGGACCGGTAATCAGGCCAAGATACCAAGTGGTAATCTGTGTACCTGCGTCAAGGTACGTGGCAACCATGTCTTGCAGGCCTTGGTTCACGACCAAGTTGTGCATCTCTTCTTCCCACTTGACTTGGCCGTCAGCGCCAACACACTGAACCTTGTACACGCCGCCAGCGCGGGCGCGGACTTCAGGGCGATTGCCGCACACCATACCCGCTGTAACGGTGTCGGTAGATTTTGCAAGGTTGTTCATGGTGGTTCCTTATGAAAAGCGGATGAGCGCCGAGGTGGCGGTGTTGGCAGGGGTCTGCACGGTGAAAGTGGTTATTGCGGTTTTATCCGAACCAAAGTCCAACACTGCCACAGCAAGGTTGCCAAGGTCTGTATTGTAGATGAGGGCCCCGCGTGTTGTAAACGTCGCCGGGTCCCATGTAACGTCATCGAAATCAAGATACGCCGTTGTGCCTGACGCCTGTACAGTCACGCCAGTTAACACTTGGCCACCCGCCGTGTACCCGGTGCCGACAACCTCGTTCGCCGTGGTGTAGACCAGCGTGTCAGCACCAAGATCGGCATTGGCAGTGTAAAGCGCCATCTTGAGCGTGCCCGTGGCAATAGCCTGCAAAGCAACGAGCTTGGCCTGTGTTGTGAGTGTTTGGTCGAACGCCATATCAAGTCACCGCCTGTCGGTACTGCCCGGAACGGTAAGCGTCTTGCCGCTCCATACCGTCACCCAGACGTTTGGCCAGCGCAAGTGCCTCTTTGTACTTGCCGTCATACAGCGCCACCATATCGGCTTCGCCCTTCATGAATGTGATGGCCTCAACCAAAGAGCCGTACAGCAGCACGGAATCAAAGTTGTCGCCCAACCATGTCTGCCCTGCGGTCACGATGGACTGGGGGTAGTAATAGTAGTGCAGCTCAATCCCGTATACGTTGTTGGGTGTAGGGCCGAGGATGAAGGTCAGCTCTTTGGAATCCGCAGATTGGGGGCCAAAAATGGCGTAGTACTTCGGGGTTCCGGTGGACGTAGGGTTGGGGTACGCCTGCCGAATGAAGTTGACATCTTTGTTCAGCAAGTACTCGTAGTTGCCCAAGGCATCAATCACGGCCATCGAGTACACCGCCAAAAAGTCAGCAGGGCACGACAGATACTTGTTTCCCGACGACGTAGAGCCTGTGACGTTGCTGCGCAGAGATGGGAACTGCACCGTGTTGTAAATGCGCTGCTCGGCCTGCTCCACGAACACCGGGATGTTCGCAACAAAGTCCTGCTCAAAGTTCTGCGTGTAGTCGCAGATCGCTGCTTGCAGCTCGGTGTAGTTCATGTTCGTGTCAGGCCATCGGGCCGCGAGCCATCACGCCTTTTGTCGCCGCGCCAGTGCCACGAATTTTGATGCCCGAGGTCTTGGTTGGCTTGTACTCATTGCTGTGGTTGTTGGCCACGGACACGTTGGTGTCCTGCATGTGCTTCACGGCGCTGACTTTGGGCAGCACCGCCTGTTTGGGAGCGGACTTGATTTTGGAGGACGTGGCCATCTCAGGCTCCTTTGCGACCGGGCGATTTCTGGTTGGCGATCTTGGCCAAGTTACGCCCCATCTTCAGCATGTCGCTGTTGGTCTTGCCGCCAGCACGCAGCTTGGTAGGCTTTTGACCGGGGTGCATGTTAGCCTCGTGTTTGCGAACTGCTTTCTTTGCGTCCATGATGGGCTCCAAAAATTAAGTGGTGTACAGGTACGGCGCATACGCAGCCGGGTTTGCAAGGATGTACGGATTGAGCGTACCCTCAATATACAGGATGGCTGCGGGGTTAGTCAATGTGCCATTGCTCCACTGAAAGTACACACTGGCGTCGCCTGCGGTAACTGTGCCGCTGTTGTTGATGTCCCCAAGACTGCGACCGTCAATGGTTGTCAGCACAAACGCAGTAAGGCCCGGATTTCGACCAGCCGAGCCTTGCAAAATACCCTGCGTCACGGCGGTGTAGTTGACCTGAAACGGGGCAACTGTTACTTGGCCGACCTCGCAAAGCGCCACCAAGGTGTTGGGGGTCAGGCCGTCGTCGTACGCCCGGGACCCGCCAACCGGATTCCAGCCCCACTGAATGTCCCGGCTGCCGCCTGTCGGAAAGCCTGCCACGTTGGGTCCGGCAGTGACGTATGTGGTGTCCCGGCGTGGGTTGCGCACCGCTTGCGGGTCGTCCACCGGGTACATGCCCAACTGCAACTGCGGCTGATCGGGGTCCCAGCATGAGTCGCAGACCAAGAGGTTGTAGGTCTTGGTCTTGACGATCTCCTTGCGCAGCGCGGTGAGCTTGAAGCGGAAACCGCATCGGTCGCACTGCGCAATCGAGTTCTTGGCACTGGCGAAGCGATTACCCATTTAGGTCCCGCCTCCAAGGTATTGGCGGCGAGGCACAAAGCGCACAGCCGCCTTCTCCCGATCTTCCTCAGACGCCAAGGCCCAAGCCTCGTCGTACTGCTGCTTGAGCACACCGAGGCGCTCAGTGCCGCCGGGCACCTTCAGGGCCAGATAGTACGCCAGTCCGGCCACCATGCAGGGGATGAACCGGAACGGCATGTCCATCGTGTTGACGCCGTTGCCAGCGTCTTGGATGCGGCGCAAGCGCCAGTACACAAACACGTAGGGTTGTGTGTTGTCTGGCACGGGCCAGACGGTGAATCTTGGGGTGTTCAAGCGCTCAATCCAGACCTGAATCGGGCGGGCTTGCTGCAGCTTGTTGGGGATCGTGGCGTAGGTGGAGACGCTGATCCGGGTGATGGTCAGGTCAGCTTGCGTCGATGCGCTACCTGCGCCAGTACGGATCACATGCTCCAGCAGGTCCACGGTGTCCGTTGGGAGTTCGTATGTTGCTTGGCCAGCTACCAGCGGGATAGAACCCTGCTCGTAGGTGAACATGTTCAGGCCACGGTTGGCCCAGTCAGCAAACATCAGGTTCATTGACCGGCGGGCTGTGCGCAGGTCGTAGCCTGTACGCATCTCCGAGCCCACGCGCTCGAACGCTTCCTCAACGATTTCCGTCAGGTCGAGGTTGAACGATGATGTGCCGGAAGTTGTCATCTGAAGCTCGCTGTCTTTTTGGCGATGGTCTTGGGC